AAAACTCCAATAACCGAACTGGATTTTGATTCAATCAAATCCCAGCTTAAGACATATTTGCAAACGCAAACACAATTTAAAGACTATAACTTCGAAGGAAGTAATATGTCAGTACTTTTAGATGTTCTTGCATTTAATAGTTTCCAAAACAACTTTTATACAAATATGGCACTTAACGAAATGTTCCTTGACTCGGCCGTCCTCAAGAACAGTGTAGTTTCTCACGCCAAAGAATTAAATTATATTCCTCGCTCAAGAAAATCTGCTAAAGCAACTGTCACAGTTACTGTTGTCGACCCAAACCTTACAGCATCAACAATTACAATTCCACAATATAGCACTTTCTCAGCTACATATCAAGGCGAAACATATAATTTCGTTAATGACATTACTTATGTTGCCAGAAGAACAGCGCCCGGAACATATGTCGCAGAAAATGTAGAAATTTTTGAAGGCCAAATGTTAACAAGTTTCCAAAGAGAAGGCTTTATTGTAGACGCTGACGGTGTGCTTAGAGTTCAGTTAACAAATGACGAGGTTGATACCGATAGTATTGTAGTATTCGTTGACGCAGAGGCTACTGAGGACCAGAATGTATTTACGAGAGCAAATACTATTTTTGGTGTAGAACCTTCAGATAAAGTCTTTTATCTTGAACCATATCTCGACAATAGATATGCAATTTATTTTGGTGGTAATAAATTTGGATTGCAACCAGAAGAATTTGAGGATGTGCGTGTAAGGTATCGTATTTGTTCTGGTGACGAACCAAATGGAGCGGCAAGTTTTACCACATCTTTCCTAGATGGTGCATCGATTAATGTGGCGACTGTAATTGCCGCAAATGGTGGTGCTGAACGCGAATCATTAGAAAGTATTAGATATTTTGCTCCCAAGGCATTACAAATTCAAGAACGTGCAGTCACAACATCTGACTATGAAGTATTACTAAAACAAAAATATCCTGAGATTTCAGCTGTTTCTGCTTACGGTGGAGAATTATTAGACCCACCTCAATATGGTAAAGTTGCAATATCAGTTTATTTGGCTGATGATACAACTCTTATTTCTTCTACTCTTGCAAATGCTTATGTAGAATATCTTGAAACAAAATCACCATTAGGTATTGAACCAATTTTTGTACAGACAAAATTCTTATATGCTGATGTGACAGTTGATGCAACATATACAACTAAAAATACAGCAAAATCTATTGCAGAACTTGAATCATTAATACGAGCACAAATTCAAACATATTCAAATACAAACCTAGAAGACTTTAATAGAACATTACGATTATCTAAATTAAATGCTCAAATTGATGGTTTGGATACAGGCATTCAAAGTAATAGTATTAATATAATGCCAATTATTGAATACTCACCAACCATTAATATTGAAACAAATCCAACATTTAAATTTGAAGCGGAATTAATTAAACCATATCCATATAGAAGTTTTAATGGCTTTACTGATTATAAGCCTGCAATTAAGAGTAGTGTGTTTGATGATGCTGATGGAACTTGTGTATTTTTACAAGACGATGGTACTGGTACAATGATGACTGTATCAGATGACGAAACAAATCCTCAAATCATTAACCCAAATGCTGGTACTGTAAATTATACTACAGGTGAAGTAAGACTTCTTAAATTTCAAGTTTCTGGTTATACAGGCAGTGCAATTAAAATTATGTCAAATACTAAGAAGAGTGATGTTAAAGCTCCACAAGGAAGAGTGTTTATTATACGAGATGTAGATGTCAAAGTAAATATGACATCAGATACTCAAGGTTCGACTTCAAGTTCAAGTCCAGCCACAAGCACAACTAGTTCATCCTCAAGTAGTAGTTATTAAGTAGGAAAAGTCTATGGCGACTCAAGGCGAAACTCAAAAGAATATAGCCTTCTTTATTAAAAACCAATTTCCTGGTATATACAGGGAAGATGGTCCTGAGCTCGTCCAATTAGTAGAAGATTACTATAAGTTCGCTGAAACACAAACAAACCAACACCTATACAATTCAAGACGTTATTTCGATATTAAGGATATTGATACTACACTTGAAAGTATGGTTATATTCTTTAAGAATAAATTCCTTGCTGACCTACCTTTAAAAGAAGATATTGTTAAATTTATTGTTAAAAATATTCTTGACCTATACAGAAGAAAAGGTACACCAGCTGGTATTGAGATGTTCTTTGCAATCTTCTTTGAAGAATTTGATATTGACATTGTTTATCCAGCAAAAAGAATGCTTAAGGCTTCAAATAGTAATTGGAGACAAGGTGTTTATCTTCAAATGTTTTCAAATACTGGCCGATTTCTTTCCAAAACGGATAAAGAATATACATACGCAGATTTAATTTCTCGTAATATTACTGGTTCAGTATCAGGCGCAAAGGCAGCTGTATCAAAAGTCAATTCAGTTATTTTAAATGGTGTAGAAACACCTATCATTTATCTTGATGAACTTCAAGGTAATTTCCAGGTATACGATAGCATTATTACAAATATTGCCGGTGAGGTTGTATCATTTGGTACTGTGAATGGTTCATTAAGTGCGGTGGCAATAGACGATGAATATGCTCAGGCTACATCCAATAATAAATTAGGTTCAGTATTTAATGTTAAGTCACAATTTGGTGCCGGTGGTAAAGTTGTTGTCACAGAATTAGCAAATGAAGCAAAAGCTCAAGTAGATTATGAAGTGCTTGATGGTGGTTATGGTTATACAATAGAAAATACAAGATTACAAGTTTCAAACCAAATTATCCTAGTTGCAAATAATGATTTATTACAATTTGAACCACTTGAAACATTAGTTGATACAGCAAACAACCAAGGTATTGTTATCGGCCAAACTGTAAGAACAATTGGTGTGAAAATGAATCCTGGTAATGCATTTGATATTAACAGGCCCGTTTCTACTCTTGATAGAGGTGGTAATAACTTCACATTAACAGATATTCAAAATATTACAACTAAAAATGAATCATCACCAGGTACATTGTTCCCTGATGGTGGAGATGCAAATACCAATGTAATTGTCACATCATTAGATAATACATCAATCGCCGAAGTAATACTCGACCCAATTGCACCATTTGTAAATGCAAATAATGTACCATTAAATGCTGCTGATTACGAAACTTATGCTCCAATGTCAGGTACGGCTTCCCCAGTCACATTATCAACTCCACTTGATGAAGCATTTGATATTCAAAGTTTAACAATCGGAACCATCACAGGCTTTAATAATTTAAATCCAGGCTCAAATTATACAAATGATGTATTTGCTCTCGCCGAAGATGAAATTATGAAAAAATTTGAGAGACAAAATCAAATTTTAAGATTCTTAGAGCCAGGTATTGCAGGAAACTTCTCGGTTGGAGAAATTATAAGAGATGCAAATAATGTATCACTTTCCGGACAGGTGGTATCTACTGACACTACATTTGGTTCGATTACAGTAATACCATTTGATTTTGAAGGCTTTATTAATACAGATTGGATACGAAAACCAAATAATGACGATTTCCAAGTTGCTGGTGTTGAAATTGATTATAATAGTAAAATATTTGGTGATAATGCAAACATCGATGCTGATACATCATTTGCTGAAGGCAAAATTAAAGCAGTAGCTGTTGATAATTCAGGCCTAGGTTATGTAAGCGATGAGAGAGTCACTATTGTAAATGACGCTGGTGTTCCTCAGGCACAAGGTATTGCTGCAGCAGAAACACAAGGTATAACTTCCGGTTTCTGGGCAGATTATTCTGGACACATTAATGGTTATCAAGAAACTGCAAATGGTGATTTAGTTTATTACGAATCAGGACAGAAAATACAAGATAGTGATTTCTATCAAGAATATTCATATCAAATTAAATCAAAACTTGGTAAAGAACAATACGAAAAATTATTAAAAGAAAATGTGCATTTAGCTGGAACAAAAATGTTCGGAGACTTTATCTATAAAGTTTCTGTTGAAGGCTCGGTAAAACCTAGATTTATAAGATTATTTAATGATACCGGTAGTGGTTCACCACTTGATATTGCAAATGTAGATATTCTGGATGCTGCAATTACAAATTATACAGTCGACTCAACCTTTGTCACAGCTGACCATGTTAAAGGTGGTGGATATTCAGGACCAGTGACAGTGAATTTAGAAACAATAGATATTAGTGACACATCTGGCAATTATCCAAGTACAACAACAATTACGGTGACGAACTAATGGCAACGATAAGATATATATCAGACGGCGACCCATATCCAGCAAAGGCAGGTCGAACACAATTAACAAATGATGGTGTCACACCCAGAGCAGGCTTTGGTGGTAATAACCAAATTTCAGACCAAACACATAATTTTGTATTTACTTTAAGAGCAGGAACAAATACTTCGAACCCACAACAAACAACATTGGGCGCTATGGGAATTGCAAATAATGGAGTTGTGCTTTTTAATCCAAGTGCTGGGCCAGGACCATTACCTGGTGGAAGCCAAGTACCAAATCCAGGATTTACATTTAATGCTGTATTTAACGAAGCTTCTTATGGTGTAGATGCATGTGGTGGTCACCCAGAACAAAGTGGTGAATATCACTATCATGCCGGTTCATTTTTGATTAATTGTTGGGATTCAAAGGTTTCAGGGGCGAGTGCATATTATAACGATACAGATTTTAATGGAGATAAATTTAGACATACCGATGGTCATAGTAAAATCGTAGGTTTCTGCTTTGACGGATATCCTTTATATGGACCATACGGTTATAGTACTGCAACAAATCCATTGTCAACGAATATACAAATGTTAAGTAGCTGGAGGACATTGGCATCAGAGGCACAAGGAAGAGGCTTTACTTATGCTCAAATACCAGCTGGAAGTTTTATAAACGATTATGAATATGTTCAGGGTTTAGGAACATTAGATGAATACAATGGAAGATATTGTATTACACCAGATTACCCAACAGGAACTTACGCGTATTTCTTAACTTTTGAGAGTAATGATTTTAATACTCCTGCATTTCCATATATTTTTGGATTAAGCACAAAAGAACAGAGAGACGTGACATAAGAATAAATATTTAAATTAAAAAAATTTTTAAGAGGAAGCTATGGCCAAGCAAATAATTAATATCGGTGCTTCAGCTAATGACGGGACAGGTGACCCGCTCAGAAATGCATTCGATAAATCAAACGATAACTTCAATGAGTTATATCTTGCGTTAGGAAGTTCACAGAACGCAACATCACTCTTTGATATTAACGGTAATTTTGATATGGGAAATAATAAGTCCCACAAAATATCGTTCTATTACGCTACAGAAGCATTACTACTTGCAGTTGATGCAAGTGATTATCATGGTTGTGTAGGACATGCACACGATACAGGATATCTATATTATGCTCACGGTGGTACCTGGGTAAAACTTGCAAGATACGACGAATTAGGAAGTGGTGGCGGAGGTTCCTCAGCTAATACATTTGGTACAATAGCTATTTCTGGCCAGAATAGTGTTGTTGCTGATAGTGCTACTGATACACTTACACTCGTTGCAGGTACTGGTGTGACTTTATCATCAAACGCGACAAGCGATTCAATTACAATTGCTTCTCCAGTTAATAACGCATTCGGCAATATTGCTGTTGCCGGTCAAACATCTGTTGCTGCAGATTCAGGTTCAGATTTACTTACTTTGGTTGCTGGTTCAAATATTGTTTTAACGACAAATGCTGCAGCTGATAGTATTACAATTGCTGCCTCTGGTGGCGGTGGCTCAAATAGTATTAATTTAAATAGTGCTGATGCTGGCGTCGTTGATGTTGCTGCAGATAGTTTTGCATTTATTGATGCTAATGATTCTGGTAATACTAAAAAGGAAAGTATTGCAGATTTTATAAATTCAATCGCTGGTACAAATATTACAGCAAGTAATGGTGTATTAAGTGCCGCGGCAGGATATACAAATTCAGATGTTGATACACATTTAAATACAGGTTCGGCAGCTGCCAGTGAGGTATTAAGTTGGACTGGTTCGGATTACGATTGGGTCACTCAAAGTGGTGGATTTACTCCTACCAGAGTGGCTGAAGGAGAAACATCCGCAAGTATTGGAAACGGTGCATCTGGCAATATCGCATTTGGAGATTTAGGTAAATCATTTGCTCTTTATACAGTAAATGTGGACAAGGAATCTTGGGTCAGAATATATTCTGATACAGCATCTAGAACAGCTGATGCTAGTCGTACTCAAGGTCAAGACCCATCAGATGGTTCTGGCGTTATTGCAGAATTTGTTGCAACATCAGCAAATACTACATTTAAAGTGACACCAGCTGTATATGGTTATATTGACAATGGAGAAACTACATTGCCGGTTGCAGTACAAAATAACTCTGGAAGTGCCGGAACAATTACAGTCACATTAACAGCATTAAAATTAGAGTCCTAATTTATGGATAAACATATTCACACGGTAATATTAATACCAGGTACAGACGAAGCAGCATTCTTAGAGAATGAGGCTGCAGGAATGGAAGTCGTCAGTAATTTGAATATGTTCGATTCCATTATTTCAATGAGGCTGACTGAAACAGAAGTTGCAACCTTATTGGAAAGTGATAAGGTTGTGGATGTTGAAAAGGAAATGCCTGTCATTGAAACAGCATATCCAGTCACTCCAGAATATTCAAGAAGTACTACATTAGAAACAAGAAATTCACCAAGTGGTTCAAATGGTGCTGATTATTCACCGACAAGTTTTTGGTTCCACGGCGGAGTGACTCTTACATCAAATTCTGCTCCAGTAGGATTCTTTACAACCTCTGGCGAAGATTCCGAGGTTTCAGCAACAATACAACAAAATTTTATCGGCGAATATGTCGACATCGTAGCTGTAGAAGCTGGAACACCTCAAAGTGGTTATGATTCATACGCATATACTCACCCAGATTTCCAAGATGCAAATAATAATCCAAGATTTGTAAAAACAGATTGGACATCATATGATTCTGGTTTAGTTGATAATAACCAAGCTTCGGCAAACACAGAATTTTTTAGTGCTCATGCAATTGGTGTTTTAAGCGCGGCTGGTGGAAAATATTGCGGTTGGAGTAATGCTTCAAGTTTAAGAGTGTTATATCTTTCGAATGGTGTTGCTGCAGCATACAACGGTGTATTAAATTTCCATAATAATAAACCAGTAAATCCAGATACAGGCGTGCGTAATGCAACAGTTGTCACAGGTGCTTGGGGATTTTCTGG